TGAACGTGAACAGCAGCATTGCCTTCTCGCCGCTATGGACACGGCGTGGGTCGTTCTGTCTCCAGGCGTCGCGCACCTCCGGCTGGCCCCAGGTATCGGGCACATGGAAAAACCAGGTCATCCACCCACCACTTGGGGTAAATATGTTTCCCACATCTGTGATGTAAGGCTCTCCCCCGGACGGGATTATCAGGCACCTGTGACTAGAACCGGCCCCCCAGTCTAGCTCGAAGTTCCCGTTAGTTAACATTTACCTCCCCCGAAACTATTCACTTGCCGTTGCCTTAAACCTGTTTACGGCCTGCCAGGCTTCTTTACCATCCGACCGTCCTTGTATCTTCCCGCGCCATCTTCTCGCACTCATCGGATAGTGCAACACGAAAGCCGCCTTCTCTTTCGGATCGTATCGGGTGATGGTATTCCACTCGTTGCCCAACACGAACAGCTTGATGGGATTGGCGAAGAGCGCCCGAAGTAATGCTCCCTGATCACGCTTGCCCCACCGCTTCCACTCCTCGTGCCAAGCATGGAAGAAATGCCCGGTACGCTCATTTCTCTGAAACGCGAATACGCCACCGTTGAGTTGAAGTAGCTCGTCTGTGCCAAGCAAGTCAAACGTGTGCTCGCACTCATCCAGGTTATCGGAGCGCACCATCTGGCTGGCAATGTGATACTTGCCTGGATTTTTACATATCACCATGTCCCATCCGTCATGCAGGAGTCTGAATAGATAATCGCCACGCCCTACAACTTCAGTATCGGCATCCAGATACATCACGTATTCCCAGTGCGCTGGCGCTATGTCGTAGATGCGTGTCTTGGCGTGCCGTCCGCCCACGTCGACGTCATCGCACTCGATGAAGATATCTTCTACACCGATTGGAGCATCACTGACCAATGCTATCTCTACACAGCTATCGTGAAACCGCTTGAACGTCTTCATGGCCGCCTTAGCACACTTCCTGGCTGGATCACCATAGGCCACGTAGAGCACGCCCAAGCCACCGTGCCTGTCCGACTCTCGCTGTACAGGCACGACGTTGTAGAGGTGATTCTCGAATGCCTTCTGGTGATCAGCGCACCAGTTCTCCGGTGAGTATTGAGCTACGGCGTTTCTCAGCGCCTCTTTGTCCACGACAACATCACCGAAACAGGCCGCCTCCACGCACAGCCGCATAGCAGGATAGTTGCCAGCAGCGTATCTATGGATGCCGGGCACATCAGGCAGATCGTCCAGCAGCCCCACGTGGCGTGGTATCACGACCTGGACACCACACGCCAGGGCCTCCAGGGGTGGCATAGGGATACCCTCTATGGTACTGGTGCACAACAGCACATCCAGCGACTGATAGAACTCCGGCAACTCAGAGACTAGCCGCTCCTCAGTGTGAACAGGCCATCCCTGCCCGCTGCCGACGAAATCTATTCTCTCACCCAAGCTTGCTGCCAGCTTCGCTACCATCACTGCGCCCTTACGCTCACCTGGATGAACGAAGCCACTGACACCCACACGTGGCTTGCGTCCCTCATTGTCTGATGGCTGGATATCGAAAGCTGGTGACACCGCCGGCCTGACTAGCTCTGTCGGGCCATACCTGGATAGCATCTCGGCATACATTGGAGCCGAGGTCACCCGCAAATCAACCTGTTCAGTAGCCAGGTCCCACCAAAACTCCTTGAATGGCGTGCCCTCCTCGTAGTGGGTGAACCAGGCCGCCACGGGCGTGAGATGCCAGTCGGTGAACTTCTCGGCATACTCTATGTAGCAAGAAAAGTAATTCAAGTCCGCGCCCTGATCCGGGTTCTCGCTCAGCGTCCAGCCAGTGCCATCGGCCAGCGTCTCGGCTAGACGGCGCAAGATACCCGCCTCGTCTATGTCGATGAACATCTTACGGCAGACGATGTGGATTCTCACCGTTCCCTCGCCATCCCAAACCTGTGACCGACTACAGCGCCACTGTTGAAAGTGCCACCCATCAGCCAGACTTTCACCGGGCTTCTATGCAACGCCCTCAGTAGAGCGGCCTGGTCAGGCCCCTCCCACCTTCGCCACTCCTCACGCCAGGCATCGAATAGCTTAGCAGTTCCCTTGTTCCTGGCAATCCAGAAGACACCGCCTTGTAATTGTAGCGGGAAGGGATTACCAAGCTCGTCGAGGCTCTCTTCACATTCAATTTCCGTGACATGCCAAAGTAACCTATCGGCTTGCTGCGAAGACGGCACAATGACCATGTCCCATCCATCAGCCAGGATATCGAAGCCAACCTGTAGACTGCCATATACTCTGGTATCAGCATCCAGGTAGAGAAACGCATTCCACCCACGCGGGGCCAATTTGTCGATGTTGAGCTTGGCCCACCTCGCGCCCCAGCCAGGCTCATCAAATATTAGAGAAGTCAATCGCTTTACTTCCATCGGCTTGTCTATCGGCTTGGCGCATATCACGGCTACGGGCAGGTCGTTGTGCTGCAATAGCAAAGGCAACCCCATAGCAACCTCACATCTCGCCGCCCGACCATACGCCACGTAGATGACGCCATTCATTCAATGTCATCACAGTTTGCTGAATCGCGAATTCTGACCATAGCCTGGGCGAACGTAAAACAACTTGGTTGTTGCCCATCTACAGCAATGCTGATTCCACCCAGTGGTTGCCAATCTTCCTTGATGAGGTCATTGATGCATTCGTCCAGTTCACCTGAATTAGACATTACGATGGTACGATATTCCATTCAGCCCTCCTTCGGCACGAATTCTCCCGTCCACGTCGTGGGCAGCGCCAATACCATCGGCTTGGTCTGATACAACGCTCTCAGAAAAGCCAGTCTATTGTCGCTGCCTCCCGATCTCTCCATCACCCAACTATCTATCAGCATCTGAGTATCAGCACAACGCCTCACGAAGACCATGCCGGGATTGTATAGCGGTACGCGCAGATCATGTACCACGTTGGCGGTCATCTGCCTGTCTTCATCTGACCCAACGTCTTTGGCCAGCACATCGTAGTCATACAAAGGCACAGCTACCTGCCAGATGTCCAGCAGTGATATGCCAACGGGCAGCAGGTTCAACCGCAAGCAAACAGGCGGGTCCCAAAGGAGCGTCTTGGGCCATGGCAATCGAGGTTCACCATATTCTACCTCGATCTTCTTGCTGGAAAGTATACCGACGTCCCCGCCGCCTATCGCCACCACGCCGAAACCCGCCAGACTGGTGAATCCCTCGATATTATTGGGATCACGTGCCTGGCCCTCCGCTATCCACCGCTGCGCCGACATCTTCCCCACGTTCACCCAGTCGCCTGGATAATAGGTCTTGCGCACGCCGTGCTGCTCGATGCTCTTCGGTGCTAGAAGCTGAATCCACATACCTATATCTTTCGAGTAGCGGATGAGGCATATCACCCCACCCGCTACTCGTCTTCTTGTTCAGGCTACGGTATCACTTCCGTCCAAGCCGTCACCGGTACAGGTTCATACCGACTGACGATGCCGTAGAGAACGAAAGACATCTCTACAGCCGCCCCGGCTATCACACGCCTGACTGACACGCAGTCGAAGGAGCCCGTGACATCCAGCTCCTCGGTCTGCAATTCAATGCTGACCAGGCTGTCGCTGTCACCGCCTGCTTGTGTCAACTGCGTGATGGCCTTGCCTGTGATGGCCTTGGCCCCTGCTCCTGCTACAGTAGTAGCCTGCCGGATAGAAACATCGAGCGTCGCCCCCTGCACCATATCACCGACGTTCACCACCAGGATGACCCGGTGATAGTTGGCGAGGTTGACCCAAGCTGAATCTACCGTGCTGATACCGATGCTGTCCGCATAGTCGTACACCAGCGGTACGTGCGCCTCAGTGAATCTCTCTGTATACGTCATCTCTTCTCATCCCTCCTACGTAGCCGCGTCACCGAGTATCACGAACGGACTCACTTGCGTGACCCCATCCTGATACGTCAATGGCTGGCTCAGCCAAGGCTGGCCATCCACACGGTGCACCATCCGCCACGAGGTCTCATCATAGCTCCAGCGGTCGAATTTCGTGCTCTCCACAGTTGCGGCCTGCCGATCACCGATGAGATAGTAGCGCCAGTCGTACAGCCCCACATCACCTGCCGTGCCAATGCGCGGGACTTTCTCTGTCCAGATCACGGGCATCCCAAATATCGTTCCAGGGATACCATCGGCTGCATTGGTCGTCCACACGTAGCTGGGGTTGCCGGCCGGGCCGTTGATCTGAACGATGTCGCTCATAGCACTCTGCGTGATCACCCAGATGCCGCGTCCTGATGGCAAGAAGTTCTCCAGCATGTCGCACAGATCGGTATAGGCGATAGCGCCAGCACCGGCTCGTGGAACCGTGATGGTCGCACCGGCATTGATAACACCCAGCGGTTGGCCCGCACCGGTTCCGTTGAGGAAGCAGTACTCCTCGTGCCATACCGCACCACCTGCGAAGCCCATCGGCCCGGTCAGGAATGCCTCCAGGCTGACAGCTGAATCGTCCAGCAGTTCATCAGAAGCCCGCGTGTAGCCGATGAGCTTGTGAGCCACCAACTGGATCTTGCGGAAGTTGGGGTCAGTATGGGTTTTCTCCGTAGCCTCTTCGGCCCAGTAGAAGATCATCCCACCAAACCAGTGCGGTATACCAGCAGTCGCCCCGGTCTGGTCCAGCACCGGGATGTCGATCTGCCTACGCCGCATTGGAATGACAGTGGCACGTGTGCGAACGAAGCTCTCTTCCGCCATGATGGAGTAGAGCTGTGCGCGGAATTCCACAGGAACCAGGAATCCACCCAGCGCCCCGACGTTCTCCACCAGGTCTTTGCGGCTGCTGACTGGCGATCCGTCCTTGTCGCGCTCGACGAACTGCATCAGCCGCTTATCCTTGTACTGACCGGTGGCCCATAGCCAGGTACTCTCCAGGAACTCGCCCCAGGACTTGAATTCACTCCTTGGTTCTGGATCGTCCTGTGGCGTGTTTGCTTGCTCGCGCTTAACCTGCTTTTGCAGTCGTTCAGGGACAATGGTGTTCATCTGCTCGTCCAGTTCAGCAGCAGTCAACGCAATGTCTTTTAATTGTCCAGCCTCACCCTTGAGTTGCTTGATCTCTTCAAGCATCTCAGGGACCTTGGCTTTCTCTTCAGCCGGAGTATCAGGTCCAATAGCTTTGATCTGTTCCATCAAAGCCTTGGCCCGCGCCAGCTTCTCTTTCCAATCCACTTCACACCTCCAGAAGTTGTAATTCTAGCTCTAGCATTGCGATCTCTTCTGGGGTGGGTGTCACGTCGTCCGACTCGGCCTCGCTGGAGGTGAGTGGTTCGACGTCCGGCCCGGCCCCGCTTGCGGCCTGCACAGCAGGTGCGAGTTGTGCCAGTGCACGTTTCAATCGCTCTGGCTCCGTCGTCAGAGCAATGAAATCACTTAATATAGTCGTCGCTTTCTCTTCATCAGAATCTTCCTCTGGCTCTGCCTGGCCCAGCGTAGGAATGTTGATACCGGCATCTTCCAGTACGTCTACCAAGGTGCGCAAGGCTGCTACGATGCGCTGTTCATTACGGGCAGCCAGAACACGGCCAGCCTTCGTAGCCGTAGTCTCGCCAATATAGATGACACCGCTGGACAACGTCACTGATCGTTCCAGCACGAGGCCGTTCGGTATCTCTACGATGTCACCGTCCTGTGCCTTCTCGATGGCCTCGATGAATGCTGCTGACTTCTCCCACGGGGGCACGATGCTGTCATCGTCAAATTTGCTGCGCATCTTGGCGTAGTAGCCATTCACGCGGCCACGAATAGCCGCCGCATCGGCAGCGGGGATGTCGACGCCACCACGCGAACCCTGCAATACAGCGGCTACGGCGAATATGCCACGTGGTACAGCTTGGATCTCACCGCCGATGACGTCGGCGAATTGCAACTTATAGCTGCCAAACTCATCCGGCTTATCAGCATCGTACCAGAAGAAGCCCTGACGATAGCGGGCATTGGGTTCATCCTCAGCATCAGCCCAGGTACGCAAGCGAGCATTGGCCGCTGTGGCATCCCAGGCACGGTCACGCGGAGCCAGTGGTAAATTCGCTTTGCCCGTAGCTGCTTTATCATTGTCAGCTTTGTTACTCTCATGCTCGTCCACCCAGGCAGTAGCACGCGCCACAGTCCATTTCGCTTTATCGAAGACGTAGGTTTGGGTCATGGTAGAAGTCTGGCCCTCCAATCGCCCGATGACGGCCTGGATGCCTTGCTCCTCGTCGCCTATGGTGATGGTGCGAAATGAGTCATCCTGGAAGTCGCCAGGATTGCGCACACGGATACGGATGGTGTTCTCTGTCACCTCTGGCGCGGGTTTTGCCTCTGATGGTTCTACATCCACTGGGGCATTATTATTGATAGTTAAATTGTAAGCGATAGATGATGCTCGTTCATCCTCACCTTTAGCATCCAGCGTAGCTGTGGCAGGGTTCGCGCCGAAGATGACCGGTGAGATCTCCCACAGCTTGACCTCCTTCAACCGGCGAATGGGCACGTCCTCACCGTCCTGTTTGACGGTGTCGGGCGCAGAGTTGATCGTGTCGTAGCCGATGGAATATTCACCCACAGCACCCGATTTGATGCGCTTGAAGACGCCCTCGCCCTCCGGCGTGTCCATCAGGAATTGGATAGACGCGAACAGACCACCGGTAGCATCAGGATGTGCCTCCAACACCTCAGCAGGCAATGCGCTCTTGTTCACCTCACGGAACAAGATAGGCTTCCCCACCACGTCACGCACCGATCTAGTATTGTGGTTGTCCAATACCTTGATCTTGCTGCCGCGCTCAGAGATGGTCTTCTGGAATGCGCCCCGGTCTATGATGTCGTGCTGCCTGTCCACGTTGCCCATCACGGCTACTATGGCGTCTACAATGCCCTGCTCCTCGTCCAGTTTCTGGACATAGAATGGCAGTCGCTTGTATTCTCTGTTATCAACGTTCATCTCATCATCCTCCCACACATACTTTCGTGCAACAAAAAAAGCGCCGTCGATCTCGACGGCGCTCGTTAGGCTGCCGTAAGGTCTGACGGCGTTCTGAATAGACTGCCTGTTATGCGGCTATGCTACATTCGCTCTTTCTGCGCTGTTCTCCACTCCCGCCTCAACTCGCTCGTCCGTGGCCGGATCTCCAACAATAGCTCGATCGCATTTACCGCTGACAACAAAGCCTCGCGTATCAGCTTCCAGAACTCTCTCGTAGGTACTATACCACTCGCTTCCATTATACCAGATTCTAACCTATAAGTCAATGGTTCATTCGAGCAATGCCATGACTATCGTCATAAATTCAGTGAATTCCCTCATCGTCGTGACATCGTCTCTACCAGGCCACCAGGTATCCCACACGTACCGAGCGAAACGAAACCGTTGTATCCATTCCTTCCTCGTAGGTACTTCCTCGTCGAATTCTCGTTCGGTATTTCTCGCTGTCTCCATCATACCCCCAAGAGCCTAATCAGCAAGTCAATGGTTTACTGATATTCAATCCTGTTCATACTCTCGATAGGTGTAGAATTCTTTATACAATTCTACGACTCTGTTCATCAGCCCTGTTGCATTCGCACCCATGAGTATGAAGAAGCACTTCGCACATATATGCACATCTGATGAAATTTCCAGCCAGGAATTATAGGAAACTGTCCTAATATTGGTTTCCTGACCTGGCTTAATCAAATCAATCTTGCCACTCTCATGATTAGAGCACGAATTGCATACAATGATTTTCTCAGCCTCGATAGTCATTTCTCCACCTTCGGCAAATATATCCTGCGCGAATCATCAATTCCAACGACGACGTGCCCCTGCAACACCCATTCGAACGCGACAGATTCGCCGTCTACCTGCCTCTCCCCTTCCCAGTACAGCACGGCCGCGATCCTATTGCCGCTCGCCACTGTCAGCACCATATCGGGCATATCTCTCCTGTTGATCTTCTGGCGCAGTGTATATGGATAGCCACCATCTTCACTTACCCAAAGAGTGACACGGGCGCCGCTATCATCCATGTCCCAGGTCAACGTAGCGATGCCATCATTGAGCAGGAATGCATCAAGCAGAATTCCGTCGCCAGCGAATTGTTCAATTGTATCTGACATAGCCAGTACACTATTCCCTCTAAGAATGCTCACCATCAAAAACGCTACAGTTGAAAGTAGTATAACAGCAAAAGCGATGTATCTGAGAAATTCCTTGTTAGTCATCATGCCGTTCCCTTCACCTCATCGAACGGCACGTAATGCGCAGGGACACGCACGGAGCCATCCAGGCATTGTACGCATACAGGCTTACCGGCATATCGGCTCGCATCGGGCGCGATGACGAATTGCCCGTCAGGCACGGTGCGCTTGCACTTGGCGCAGATTATTGCCTGGACAACCAACTGCGTGCCGCAGTTCGGGCAAGTGGCGACTATGTGCATATCTCTTCTCCCCAGCCAGGCGGTGGTTCTGCTCGCTCTTCTGCCTTATGCCAATCAGCCACTATTGCATCGGCGATCTCCTCAATTGGAGCAAATGATATGTCAAAGAAATCAGAGGAGAAAGTGCACCCATTCACGAGGCTATAACCAGGATATAACTCGCTTTTCTTCGTAGTATATACAGCTAGAGCTCCATCTTCTCGATGAAAAATATGGGCAACATTGGTAACACCAGGAATACACAAGAGATATTCACGCAGGGCTACAAAAGCATCAATTTGTGATTGCTTCACTCAACCTCCCCACTCCGGCTTCCACGGAGCGATAGCACAGCGGCAGTTGATGACCTGCTCGGCCGGTGCGCTCGGATCGTGTGGATACATCATCCTCACCCCGCCGACCTGGAATGGCTCCTTCATCGGGATCGGGCCGGGGTTGCCACCCTGAACGTAGCGAATACCGGCAGTCTCGTGGTCTGGCCTCACCCTATTGTCGAACGTCGCCAGCCATTCCTTATACGTGATGCCGGCCTGTCCGTACAATTGGAAGCTGCCAAAGTTGGCCGCTCGCAGCGTCTCTGTCCGCGCTATCATCTCCAGCCTGTAACGTGGCAGCGTGTCAAGCAATATCCTGTCGGCATCGGTGAGACTGCCCTGCTGTACGTATTCCTGGAAGATAGCCCCTGTCCCCTTCACCATCTTCGGGATCGACCAGCCTTCCTTTGTGCCCTGCTGTAGCATTGCCACCACGTCCTCGTTGGTGGTCTTCATTATCGGCAATACTGTCTTTATGGTGTAATCATCGAATGCTGCCGTCGCTAGCACCGGATCGACGTCGAATGCTATGCCCAATGATGTCGTCAATGCCGCTGCCTCGTCAGTGACTACACCTCGTATCAATGGAATGTACGCCTGTCTCCAATCATTCCCCGCCTGCGCCAGATAATCTTGCCACTCACCCTGCACGGTCTGCCAGTCTATCGCCGGCGCATTAGCCTTGCCGAGCCTCTGTGCGCCACGCACCTTCTTTAGCAACCAATCACGCTCTCGCCCGAATTGTTCTTTCGCTACCTTCCCGAATCTATCCTCCCAAGAGGTAGCAAGCGCGTCGGTCATCTTCCAAAGCCTTCGCTTGGCTTCGCGTGACAGCCCGGCTTTCACCGGGCGTGTGCTTTTTTTGTTGGCAACTCTAGGATATACCCCTTCTCCCGCTCCTCTTCCTCAGAGCTAGCCGCGCCCTCTTCGGT